TTTTGCCGCCGTCCGGCGATTCGAATATCTTAGATTTATTTGGCATCTACAAACTCCGTGTCTGTACTAAACGTTGTAAAGCCACCTTCTTTAATAACCTGTAGTATTGTGTTTACACGACCAACAAGTTCATCTCTGTGTGAGATTAAGAATATGTTTTTGTTGCGTTCACGTTCTATCTTTTTGAGTACACCTAAACTTGCATCAACACCGTTTGTATCCATACCACTGTCAATCAATTCGTCAATAGCCATAAAATTAATAGGTGTATTCATACTCTCAAATACATCTCTAAAACTCCAACTAAGTCCTAGTATCAATCTATTGCGTTCACCTCTACTTAGATTATCAAAGTCTAAATCTCTGCCTAGTTCTGTAATCTCAACTGTCAAGTCAGGTTGAAATTGTACTTCATGTGGTAGTCCTAGTTTAGTCAAATAATAAGCTAGCCTACTGTTTAAGTATTGTAAGTTTTGTTCAATAATACGTTTTCTAATAAAGCTATCTTTGTTTGTAAGCAGTTTGTACAAAAAGTCTTGATGATCTTTTATGTTGTTAAGTTCATTCATTGTGTCCCAAGTTACAGTTTGTACACCAGTTTCTCTTAAACTTTCTATCTGTTCTTGATATGTGTCGCTTTCGCTTTGCTTGTTTGTAACTTGACTACGCAAATTTTCTAATTCCATATTGTGTTTGTGTGCTTCAGTTTCAGTATTGTAATGCGTTACTGGCATTTGACCTAACTCGCCCAATGACTCTAACGCATCTGCCCATTCTTGTTCTTCTAAAGCGTTTACTGCTATTTGCTCGCTAGCTTCTTTACGCAAACTTTGTTTATTAGACAGTATCTCTTCTTGTTTTGTATCATGTATTTCTTGTCCACATGCATGACATTTGTGATCTTCTAATAGTGCAAGCTCTTTGTCTAACTTTGTAATAAGTTTTTCTTGCTTAGTGTTATCAAGTCGAATATTAGATAGCCAACGTTCTGCTTCGTCTTTCAGCTTTTTCTTTTCTAGGTAATCACTTAGTAATGTATGATTACTAAGTTCAATTTGGATATCTATTTTTTCTAATGTATCTATCTGTTGCTGGATACTTTCGACATCAGTTTTTTGTTTGTTTCTCCAAACTTTTTGTTTGAATTCCAAATCACTAATACTTTTCTCAATCCTGGAATTTGCTTCTTCAACTGCGTTAATTCTATACTGCTCTTCTTTGATTGCATCTCTTGTAAGCCTTTGCTGTTCTTTGAGAACCTCTGCTTTTTCACTAAGCATTGTTATACCTAGTAACTGCTCAATTATTGCTCGCTGATCGTTTGCTCGCATACTGAGAAAAGGTTCTGTATATGTGTTTAATGCTACAATGTGTTTGAACATGTCATGACTCATACCAAATAGTTTTTCTATATCTGATTGAGTTTGACGGTTCTCTCCTTGTGCTTCATCTTCTTCGACATTCAATTCGTCGACATAGTATTTAAGCACATTAGGCTTACGACCTCGTTCGATGCGGTATTTTTTGCCGTCTATATCAAAATCCAACGTAACCATCATGCTTTTACCGTTGGTTTTGTTAATTAAGTTGTCTTTTCTAATGTTTGTAAGTGCATTACCATATATGACATAACTTAGTGCATTGATAATAGTAGTCTTGCCAGTACCATTTCTACTACCATCGCCTCCTAAGTCGACATTGTTTCCTAGTACAAGTGTTAGTCCGTTGTCAGTAAAACGTACGGCTTGTGTAACATTGCCAACACTCATAAAGTTTTTAACTGTTAAATCTTTGATTGTAATCATAGGTTGTTGTATATATCCACTAGCAATTTCTTGTCGATCATGTCACTGTCTACAGCGTTTAAACTATTATACACTATTTGATCTACATTTTCAACTTCAATATCTTCCACAACTCTCCAGTCTTGTGCATGTTCTTCTTTTTTGCTAGGCATAAGTGTTATTTCTCTTACGCCATACTGTTGACTGAAAGTCTCTTTGATAAAGCTAGCTTCTTCATAACTGATATTAATATCAAGTGTAGCTCTACAATAAGTTTTACTGTTAAGTATTGTATCTGGTTCGTCGATAAGTTTACTTAAAGCAACTGTTCTATACCTAGGTCCAGCAAAGTCTATGTATTTGGGTTTACCTCCCCAATCTAATACCATCATACCTCGCTCATCGTCCCACGCATCTGCATAGTTGTGTGGAAACGGAGATCCTAAGTAATGTACATTGCCTTTGTTTTGTCTCTTGTGAAAGTGTCCAGTAAACACATATTCAGGACCTTGCAAATATTCAGCATTAAGTCCTCCGTGGTCTGGCATTTCTACCATAGCATTCATTTTAAAGTAAGGAAGTTCAAAGTGTCCAAACATATATCTGCATTTAGTTTGACTAATTTGTTTCCATTCGTCACCAACTAGCCAAGGCACAAGTGCAACATCATCCTCAACCAGCATTTGATCATTTACAAGATGTACATTGTTGAATAGCGTTGCATATGGCAAACTGTTATAGTCACGTTTTTCTCTGTAATATAAATCGTGATTGCCTGTGATCATATACACTTTTTTAAATGCGTTGCTTAGTTTAGATACATTATCAACACTGTAGTTTAGCGTACTTACATTAACACTAGCTCTATGATGATGCCAATCTCCCAAGAATATACAAGTTTCACATTCTTGCTCTTTTGATTGTTCGATAAACCAATCAATAAATTCTACACAGTCACGATTGTGCTGTTTACTATTGTTCTTGTTTCCGAAATGTATGTCCGTAAAACAAGCCGCACGGTTAAAGAACGTCATGGATTTCCATTCACTAAGTTTATACTCCTACATAGTGTAGCGTCATAATTGTACAATGTCAATGGATTAAATGTTAAATCCAGCGTCTTTGCGTTCTTTGTCAGCCGCTTCATCCCATTTGGCACGTTCTGCCATTTCATGTTCAATTTGTCTAGTAAAACTAGGCATTTGCCCTGCTTCTTGCAACAAATCGTCTCTGATGTTTTGATTACGCTTTTCTAAGTTTAAAACTCTTGTAAAACTATTTGTAACTGCGGCTGTATAATACGCAAATGGATTTTGACTTTTTAGTTCGTTAAACTGTAATCCAATTTGTGATAATTGCAATAGTGCATGACTACGCATTTCGTCCACATAAGTATATCCTCGCCAGTTACTACGCATACTGTAACGTTCGCACAGTTTGATATACATTTTTGCTAGATTATTTGTAATAGTACCATGTTGAGTATTAAAAGTTCCATTGTCTAGACCACCTTCCCAATGACTGCGAAGCACTTCTTTCATTTCTCCATTAACATTGGCGTAGTGTTTAAAAGGTGGAAAATTACATTTTGCGTGATGATCAGCTACCGTTTTTGGTTTGCTTTTGCGTCCTGGCTCCAATGGCACATGATCAAATGTCATTACACGAATAATTAATTCTTCTTCTGGTATAGTACTTGGATCTATTTTATAAGTTGTTTGTTTTGGTTTTTGACTAGGCTTTCGATTAGGATGTGCATGCCATTCCCAATAAGCCTCTTCATATGCTATTGCACTAAGTTGTGCCGCCCTATTTTCTTTCGCTAGCTGAATTGTTTCTGGTAATTGAATGTCCTCTACACTTTCAACTATAGTATCAAATCGGTCATATTCTTCTGATAAACTGTAACAGTACGTTAATTTACTTTTGTGTATTTCTTTTAACATATCTTTGTTATTGAGATAGTTTTGTTTCCTCATTAAATGTTTCCTTACTTTGTTTTAATTATACTACCTGAGATAGAGCTTGTCAATAACTACACAGTTATTTCTACTATAAATACAAGTGTAGGAGACTTTGATGAGATATGCACAACTAAATGAAGACATAGCTTCTGATATTGCTGTTTTTTATGGCGGCAGATTTCAGCCTATGCACAAAGGTCATCATAAGGTCTATATGGATCTAGTGGAACAGTTTGGTTCCTCTAACGTATTTATCGCTACTACAGTTAGCAAGACTGCTACTCCAGAACGTGATCCATTTAGCTTTGATGAGAAGAAACAAATTATGAATGGTATGTTTGGAATACCAGAAAAACAAATTGTGCAAACACAACCCTACAGACCCGATGTAAGCCTAACAGGTAAAGATCCTGCAAACACTGCGGTAGTGCTGGTGTTTAGTGCTAAAGATGCAGGTAGACTAAAACGCGGGGGATTTTTAAGAGATTATGTACCGGGTGCTGAAATGGTACCTAGTGACCAAGGAGCATATATCCTTGAGGTAGGAATACAAGAAGGTGGCATGAGTGCTACTGATTTTAGAACAGTAATGAAAAACGACAGTTTAGATGACAATCAAAAGATGATGAAGTTCAGAGAATTTTTTGGTACAATTAATGCTGATGTGTTTAATTTTGTAAAGGATAAACTAAATGCCAGTGCTAGCTGAAAATAGAGCAAAACTACAACTTAAACCTGGCGCACCAGGTCTTTATTTTGCTGGCCCTGCAAGGCCGTTGCTAGAACACAGAGGTATATTATTTCCGTATCAACCAGATATCACTTATCAACAAAGTGTTGCATATAGTCCTTATGATATGGTACACACAAATTATACATTTAATGCTTATAGGAATACACCTAGTCCAAGTATACAAATGAACGCACAATTTGCTAGTGTAACAGAAGAAGAAGGTGCTTACACATTAGGAGTTATACACTTTCTAAGAAGTATAACTAAAATGTTTAGTGGATTAAATCAAAGTTTTCCAACAGCAGGTACTCCGCCTCCTGTATTAGAATTTAGTGCTTTTGGAACAGAACAGTTTTACAAAATTCCAGTTGTAGTTACTGCTTTCTCTGTTAACTTTGATAGTAATGTTGATCTTAAATTGTTTAAAGGAGGACAACAGCTTCCAGTTATGCAAAACATGTTTATCGACTTGTCGGTACAACAAAATCCTGATAGACAAAAAAGAAAATTCACAACTAATGCTTTTATCGGAGGGCAAGCATATAAGGATGGATTTATTTAATGGCAGTATCTTATAACAATTCTAGTAATTATTCAAACACTGGTCTTAATCGAAGAAACTTAGACTTATATAATCCTAAGATTAGTGCTGATAATTTAGATGAGGAAACACTTACAATTATCGTACAAAATAAATTTGACAAACGTCCTGACCTACTAGCATTTGAATTGTATGGTAGTGCAAGACTTTGGTGGGTGTTTACACACTATAATAGAGATAAATTAAAAGATCCAATATTTGATTTTAAGGCGGGTATAAAGATAGTAGTTCCAAAGACCTATCGAGTAACGGGATCTAGCTAATGGCTAAACAAAACATCTATCAAGATAATATTCTTAACCAGTATGACAACTACACTTATAACTGGGCCATTCACATGGTTAATCCTATTAATGCTCATAGGTTTGAAAAAAACATTAGTCAAGGAAATGTTAAAACTATTGCTCATAGCGGTGTAGAATCTGAGATTAATATTGAGAGCATTGAGCATATACTGAGTACTGCATTTAAAAAGAATCAAGATAGAAGTAGTTTTGCTAATATGTTTGGTGTCACAATGACGGAACCAGGCGGAGCAACACTTTTTACTAGGATTGTTAAAGCCGCACAAGATTTAGATATTGAAAATCATTTGCAAGCATGTTATCTATTAGAATTAAAGTTCTTAGCATATGATCAAATCGGTCAACCGGTGGTGTGTGATGTTGGTCCATATTACTATATGTGTACTCTAGTAAATTTAACTTTTAACTATAATGACGGATCAACAACATATACTGGTGACTTCTTAGAAACACATCAAGACGCATACAAAACACAAACACTGCACGTTAAACAAGAAATTCCCAATCTAACAGCAAGTACATTTGGAGAGTTTTTAACTGCCTTAGAAAAAGAAATAAATGTACAAGAACAAAGGTCTACTTTTGCAAGTCCTAGTAAAGATATATTTGATGATTACAAATTAGGGTGTTTAGAAACAGAATGGTTAGACCTTCCGTTTGGCGCAACTGGCGCAGGAGGCGATACTTCTTTAAGTAGTGTAAGCGTTAAAGGAAATGGCACACTTACATTTAACATTAAACCAGGTACTAGTGTTAGTGACGCAATGGTTGTGGCATTATTACAAACTGATCATTTTAGAAAACTTCCTACAGCCGGAGGTGGGTTTCACAAAGATCATCCAGATGATGCAGAAGCAAAACCAAAAACTTTTGGAGAACTTAGTCAATGGTTTATATTTGATAATGAAGTACTGTATGGTCTGTATGATAAAACAGCAAAAAGATATTCTAAACAAATAACCTACAATCTTCATAAATTTTTAGTGCCTGAATTAAATCATGATGCTCTTAGTTACCAAGCAATGATATCGGACTTGGGAGTGCAAAAAGAAAGACTTAAAAAAATTGTAGAAAACGGACTATTAAGAAAACGTTTTGATTTTACATACACTGGATTGAACACAGAAGTACTAGGATTAGATGTCACACTGAACAATACATATTACAGTATGCAAGCAATAAACAGTGGTAGGTTAAGTAACAGAGCAAAAGCGGTAGCTGGTGCTAGCGGATCCACAGACGAACTAAACCAAACACAAACAGAATACGAAACTATAAAAAAACAAATTGATGCTAACAAAGCTAAAATTGCTAAACTTAAAAAACAAGCGGCACAAATAAGATCCGATCGAGACTCAGGAAATGTTCCTGATAGAATCATCGGTGTAGAAGCAGAGATAGCCGCTCGAGAAGCTGAACAAAGTGCTCAAGCACTTGAGCAAGAGAATATTCGATTAGAAAAAGAATTAAGTAAAGCATTTGACGAGTCTAAAAAAGTAATTGATAGGCTCAAAGAACAAGCAGGTTTAAGGTCAATACAACCTGTTAATAAAAGATATATAACACAAAGTGAACTAACAGGACAAGCTGTAAAAAAAGATAGAGATCAAGAATTGCCTGTAAGTTATCTGCCAATGCCAATTAGCAGTAAAGCTAATGCTGGACCAGACACAGGCGATACAGCAGGCGCGGTGCTTTTAGGTGCAGTTGAACTAAATTTAAATTCACTAGGTGATTTAATTCAGCAACAAATACAAATACGAGGTGACCCGTACTGGTTAGGAAAACCCAAAGGAGCTCATACTGTACTCAACGAAGTCAATGATGTAACCGGAAGAGCAGGTGCTAACTATACGCAAGGCGGATGTATGTATTTTTTAAATATGAACTTTCCGACTTACCCAGATCAATTTACTGGATTAATGAATATTCCAGAAGCTAACTTTGGTATAATTGGACTGTACCGTGTTTATAGAGTTGTAGCAAGATACCAAGACGGTAGATTTGATATGACTATAGAATCATACAGAGATATGAATTCAAACACTGGTTTAATTTGGGAAGAAATATCAACTGGCAGAATTGACGCAAACAGAGTAAGACAGGAAGAAGAATTCAAACAGCAACAACCAGATGATATTGATGATGCATTTGATCCGCCAGTCCAGCCCGGAGACGAATTAGGAACTGTTACAGACGGGACAGGTAATGGTACTGTTACAGAAGATCAACCAAATGTAGCAGGTGTTAGAACACAACTTATTGCAAGTGACTTAAAGCAAATACTAACCAAAGCTGGACAAGAGAGTGGACTTAATGTTAGAGTTGTAAGTGGCGGACAGCCAGCTAAAGGCACTAGTACTGATAGAGTAGGAAGTACTAGACACGACAACGGTCATGCGGCTGATATCGAACTAACTGGAGCAGATGGCAGAGTACTAAGTTTAGACAATCCAGCTGATGTTCCATTGATACAAAATTTTATTATAGAAGCAAAAAATGCAGGTGCTACTGGTATTGGTGCTGGAAATGGATACATGGGCAATAACAGAATACATGTTGATAATGCGGCACAGTATGGTCAAGCACCAGGCGGTACTAGTTATTGGGGTGGCACACCTGACAATCAAGGTAACATTAGAGCTAAAAATGCACCACAATGGCTTAAAACAATTATGACAGGATAACAATATGCAATATATGGGTAAAAATCAAACAAGCGGCGGCGTACCTGGTATGTACGATAAATCAATGAACGTAGGCGGAATACACAAACAAACAGGACTATTTCTAGCCAAAGTAATGAATATTGTTGATGATAGATATGAAGGATATTTGTATGTTGAAATTATAGGACATGAATATTTGGGTGACTTCAGTGATGGAGCCGCTTCACAACAAGAATATGTTCGTGTTAGAAGATCAAGTCCATACGGAGGACACTATCAATCTGAAGGTCATACTAGATCATATGGTATGAGCAGTCATCCTCCTGCACCTGGTACAGAAGTATTAGTAGCATTTGTACATAATAGTGATGTGGGAATATTAATTGGTGTTCTTCCTGACACTACTCGTAATTCAGCTATTCCGTCAAACCCAGCAGGATTTATGGAAGATGAAAAAGATACACCCGGGCATTGTTTTGATCCAAGCCCGCTTAAAGATCCAGGCAAAAATGAAAGACCTGCAAATCCTGAGCAAAGTTTCGTTAATGAACAAGGTATACCATTGGATACAATTAGAGGGTTGAGTAGTAGCAGTCAAAGAAGAGAATCGCCTACTAATGTCTTTGGATTCAACACACCAGGCGGACATCAATTTATTATGGATGATGGCACACGAGCTAATGATGATAAGTGTCTAGCTCCTGATAAAAATAGAAAACCAGGATTAAGTAACTTAACAAGAATGCGAAGCGGAAAAGGCGCACAACTGTTAATGCACGATGGAGCAGAGATAGTTTATCTTACTAATCATAGAGGTAGTTGTTGGATACAACTTAATGGCAACGGAAACTTAGATATCTATACAGACAATGATATTAGTATGCATACTAAAACAAATTTTAACTTACATGTTGATGGAGATTTTAACTTAGATGCAGATACAATCAATATGAAAGCTAGAGGTACAAAAGGTACAACTATTGAAAATTTAACAGGTGAGTTTAATTTACATGCAAACAAAGATATCAAATTAACAACGGATCTCAATGGCAATATAAAATGTGCTGGTAATATGAGAGTTACAGCGGCATTAATTGATTTGAATGGTCCTGAAGCTACAGCGGCAACAAAAATTGAAGACAAGAATTTAACTACTAATAGAGATGTTAAAACTAGTATTAGTGATAGAGTTCCAGAGCATGAACCTTGGGGCGGGCATGTTGAACCACAAGAATTTTTACCTTGTGTTGCTAGCCCAAACATTGACCTATCAGCAATTGATATTGATATGAGTAAAATTAAAAATACTTCAACTCAGCCCAGCAGGACTGCAGAAACTGATAATAGGATAGCTGATGACGGATTTATTGCTCAGCCAGGTGCAGAAAATTTTATTACGGACACTCAAAGTTTCTCTATTGGACAAAATTATTTGAAAAATCCAAGAGCATATAGCCAAGCTGATTTAGAAAGCGTTGAATCTTTACGTGGCTTCAATGAATCACTTGGAGGTGGAGGAGCTCAAGCTGAACTTACTCAAGGGGAAAGAGCATACGCACTCGAAAAAGGATATATAAAAAATAGTCAAACAAAATTACCTGGAAGGCGCGGGCCAAGATGACAACTACTATAGATAGAAAATTTCAAACAGTATGGACTGATTATATTGTAAAAGATACAACAGCTTATACAACTGATATTGATATAACCAAATTAACAGCAAGTGAAAATGCTATAAATTTAGCACTACATTTCTTTAGCGGATATAGTGGATTTGATCAAACTGCATACGGAGAAGGCAATTTCTCAGAAGGCTTAACCGAACAACAATCATACGACAATTGGCTTACAGTCTTTAATAAACAACAGACTATTGTTAAGAAACAAATTACACAAAATAGTATTGAATCGCCAGCAGTTATACCTGCAATACCACAATCCGTATATGATGGACTAGTATTACATCATTGGGCAACAGGAAGAGTTTTTACTGTTGAAGCAGTCGAAGCTACATACGAACTATTACCAGTTTTAAAATCTAAAGATTATGATACTATTGCAAGTATGATGATGCGTGGTTCTAGAAATCGAAATCTTTGTATTAAATCTGCTACAGTTTTAAGATTAGCAGACTATGGATCTATTAAATCTAGGTCACTGTCTAGAACAAACGGAATACATCAAATGCGTTCTTTCAATGAAAGAGATGCATTAAATGATGAACAATTACGCAGAGCTAGATTTGCATACTATGCCGAGACAGGAAGTTTTTTACCTTTTACTCCTGAGAGTATACAGCGTAATATTGTTAAAGAATACAACAAGACACTAATAACTAAAAATTTTACATTTGATGGAACTAATACATTTACATTAGAAAAACCAGCTAGTATGACACCTGTAGAAAAGCTATCGGTTACTATAAATGGAGATATCCAACAGCATTTTTATGACTTTACAATAGTAGATGATTTACTTACAATTACTAAATCTATGAACACAGGTGATATTATTGCAACTACCATTAAAATATAAACTCAGCAGTTAATTTTGCAATAAATACTTGTATGGTAACGTATATAGGATATAGCACAGTAGGCACGACATACGGCAGTAAAACACTGACTGATGTTGATATTGCTCGAAGAGATTTACTAAATCATTTTTACACTAGAAGAGGCGAACGTGTACAAAATCCTACATTTGGAAGTATACTTCCGGACTTAGTATTTGAACCGTTAGATGCTCAAACAGAACAACTAGCAAAAGATGATGTAGATGCAATAGTAAACAATGACCCACGATGGAAACCATTGGAAACGCTATTATCAAAGCCCGATGATCATACATTGGACATTACAGTAAGGCTTGAATATATCGATACAGGAACAGCAGAAGAATTGTTTCTAAATTTTATAGGTGAAGAATAATGGCACAAGGCGCAAGACAGAGTAGTTTATTTGCCGCAGAAGACTTTAGCGTAGCATACGAAAGTTTTAGCGAAGCAAACTTTCAAGCATATGATTTTGAAACCATAAGAAATGCTATGGTTGATTATATAAGCACAAACTATCCAGAAAACTTTAATGACTATATCAATAGTAGTGAATTTATAGCACTATTAGAACTATTGGCATTTTTAGGACACAATCTAGCATTTAGAGCAGATCTAGCTAGTAGAGAAAATTATCTAAGTACAGCAGAACGAAGAGATAGCGCCTTGCGTATTGCTGAGTTTTTAGGATACAAACCAACTAGAAATGTTGTTGCAAACGGATATTTAAAAATTGACAGTGTAAAAACTGACGAAGCTGTGTTTGACACAAATGGCAATAGTCTAGCTAATAGTACTGTACAGTTTGAAGACTTAACTGATACTAACAGCTATCAAAACTTTTTAGCTATTATGAATTCAATATTCCAATCTAGTAGCCAGTTTGGTTCACCTTATAGTAGTTTTAACACTACTGGTATTACCAACGAAATTTACAGAACAAATAGTACAGCTAATACAGCTGAAAGAAACTTTTCAAACAAAGTAAATGGGTCATCATCTAGTTTTAGTTTTTACAGTCCAGAATTCAATAATACTACACAAACCCTAGTAGAAAAAACTCCAGATCCTTATGCAGTGGTTGACTTATTGTATAAAAATGATAGTAGTGGTAATAGTAGTCCGGATACTGGTTTCTTTATAGGATTTAAACAAGGTCAACTAGAACACAAAGATTTTCAAATTACAGAAGGACTTCCTAATTTAGTATTGGATATTAATGCTGATAATGTTGCAAATGGAAATGTATGGGTACAAACAATAGACGAAGTAGGTCAAATTCAAAAAAATTGGACACAAGTAGATAGACTGTTTGGAAACGGAACATTGTTTAACGCAAAGAACAATGCTATCAGAGATATTTTTAGTGTTGCAAGTAGAGAGAATGATCAAATTAGTGTTGTATTTGCTGATGGTAACTTTGGAAATATACCACGTGGCATTATTAGAGTAT